TGTGAGCTGGTCCGCGTTCCTCTGCGAGTGGGCAGAGGCATTCAGCACGAATCCAGTGCTGGCGGAGTAAACAAGAACACTAGAGCACGAGAGGGCAAGGGGGCGCAGGAAGCGGGGATCAAGAGAACAAGGGACCCCGGCGCGAAGCGCCCCGCCCTGCAAGGGCGCCTAGTACCGCGAAGCGGTCGATTTTTTTTTGATTCCTGAGGAATTTTGATTATTTTGCTCAAATTTCGCAGGAATCATTTTGATTTCTCACCTTTATGCTGTATCTTTGCACCCACTTCCGCATTTCTGCGGAAGAGGTGGACTCTCCTGGAGCGGCCTCCGTGGTGTCAAATTGTTGGGCAACGGTAACAATGGTGACAATGCCGGCTCGATGTACGCCAATGGCAACAATGGTGTCGGTGATGCCAATGTGAACTGGTCCGCGTTCCTCAACAAATTATTAAAAGGAGACGAGCCTTCCCCATTGGGAAAACATATCGAAAGATGACACTGAGACAAGTAGCCGGAAGCGCGAACCTCATACGTGCCGGAAGGAATTTGCAGACTTCCAATCAAACCATCGAGACCCCGCCGAAATTTCGGAACAATAAAGACCCCGCAAGATCCCGTCCATTTAAGTAAATATGAAAAGAATCAAAGATAAAGTCAGCGAGGTCGAGAACATGGAGAATGCGCGTGCTGCTTATGATACATATTCGTATCAAAAGCATCACCGAGACTATGTGGAAAGATTTGATAAGAATCTTGAAAAGAATCTGCAGACAATTCTTGAATCTTTATCATCCGAGGAATGGACTCCAAAGGGCTACAAGCGCAAAATCATTTTTGAGAAGAAAAAGCGAATACTTGCCAAGGCACCCATCGAGGACCATGTGGCAGAAGCCATTGCCATCAGGCCCTACGAGAAGGAACTGTATGATTACTCTACATACAGAGCTCCAGCCGTAAAACCAGGCCTCGGTACGCACGCATTTGTGAGGATACTTCGGAATGAGCTATTCAAGGAAGACCAGGAAGAAAATATGTATTATGTACCGCTCGATGCTCATCATTATTTCCCAAGGATGGACCATGGAATTCTCAAAAAAGAGATAGAGCGGAAAGTGAAGCCAGGAAAGCTCAGGAGAAATCTTTTCAAGGTTATCGACAGTTATCCTCAAGGAACACCACTTGGCATTAAGGTGAGCCAAATTCTTGGTCAGATTTATCTCGCACGCTTTGATCGGCTGGCCATGAGATTCTTTGACATCGGAGAGAATAAGGAAAAACTCGATTTCTGGACATCAAAATATATCGAAGGCAGAGTAGCGACTGCAACAGCGGATGACTATACGGATCTCTGCAAAGGCCCCCAATACTTGGCACATGTATTCCGAGGCTATGTCTATGAGGGCATACCGCATTATTTAAGATTTGTGGACAATATCATTATCCGGCACAAAGATAAGACTGCGCTGCATATCATCACACAATTATGTATCATGCACTTGTCACGTGATTGGCATATAGAAGTCAATAAAGACTATAATATCCGTCCGACATGGATGGGGATAAGGGTATGCGGATATGTATTCTATCATGACAGAGTGCTGGTAGCCAAGCGCAACAAACAGAAACTTGCAAGGAAAGTGCATCAACTTCAAAAGAAAGGATACGATGAAGAAAGCATCAGGCGGAAATGCTCCTCACAATTAGGGTATATCAAACATGTAAACTCAATACATCTCATCAAATCGTTAGGAATGGAAAAGACATTAGGTAAGATCATCCGCCGGCGGCGGGTGAAGGCTCCCTTTGAGGGATTAACAGCTGAAGACAAGGTTAAATTCTCCTCAATCTGTAATTACGCAAGTGAAGAAACGGGGGGGGGTAACTCCAGCAACAAGATTTTGTTAATTGATTATAAGGTAGTCAAAAGTAAAATCGAGAAGGAAAAGGTAACGACTAAAATTAAGGATGGTGAAGGGAATATGCAGGACGTAGTAAAGGAGGAAGCCAAAGACGCACTCACCATCCGATTCAAGAAGATCTTAAAGACATACACAGACCAGGATACTGGAGAAGAGGTCTATGTGTGCGTTAAGAAGAAAGACGCTGAAGGACGTGACACAGCAGTTGACGCAGAGTACTACGCCTTCACCGGATCTAAGATCCTTATCGACCAGGCCATCAATGACTTCACGAAAGAGGATCTACCATGTCCGACCGTCATACAACAGTTTGCGACGTCCAAAGGACAGACATTCTTTAAATTCACATAAACAAATCCCCGGCACGAATCCGTGTCGGGGATTTTAATCTATCAAACGAAGTCTTATTCAGGACTAATTGCGTATTTTCAAGAACTTAGCACCTACATTATCTTTGCGTAAAAAACGAAGATAATGACCGAATCTATGTACGACATAGTTAAGAACACGATGATAAGCATCTTCCTTGCCGTGATTGCTTATCTCCGCCCACTACAAGGAGAACTGAGCTCCCTATTCTTGATTTTTTTTGCAAACTTCATTTTTGGCTATCTATCCGGAATGATAGCAAATAGGGAGGATTTTGAGTTTAAGAAAGCCGCTCGGTGCATTGGAGAGGCGACGGTATTCTTCGTCTTCTGTACATGCATCTACGCAATAGGGAAATTCAAAAGTCAAGAGCAAGGCGCTTTACAGTGCGTGAGTTATGTAACGTATGTGGTGATATACTTCTATGGGCTGAATATCATCAAGAACTGCAAGAAGATCTTCAAGAAGGGCTCAACACCATGGATGATTTTCGCATTCCTCTATTACGTACTGAGGTTTGAGTTCATCGAGAGAATTCCATATCTAAAATCTTATCTGAATACACAAGGCAATGAAGAAAGCATCAAAACAGCTGCTGGAGCATGTCAGACAGGCCGAGGGCCTGAGTCTGACAGCGTACAAAAAAAGTGATGACACGTGGACAATAGGTTATGGCCACACCAAAGGCGTGAGGCAATATGACCGAATCAGTAAGAGTGAGGCGGAGCGCTACCTGCTTAGTGACCTCGCTCCCATCGAGAAATTCCTGTCAGCGGTTCCTCAGGTGAAGACACAAGGGCAGTTCGACGCTCTCGCTGACTTCGCCTTTAACCTCGGGCTCGGTAGGTTGAAGGGCTCTACGCTCTTCAAATACGTCAAGGCGGGGCGTCCGGTGGCAGAGGTACAGACTCAGTTCCGGCGATGGATATATTGTAACAACAAAGTCCTCGACGGACTTGTGAAACGTAGAGAGTGGGAGGCCCGGAGATATGCGCAGTAGATTTCACTTTGATATATGGGAGGCTTATGACAAAGTGGTCATCGGCCTGTTCCTCATAGGACTGATAGCGCTGCTCTTCTCCTCATGCGCCTCGAAGAAGGTCCTCATCCCGGAGGTGCACGAGCGCATCGTTCATCAGCGCGACACAGTATATCGTGTTGACAGCGTCTTGACGAGTACCACGACCATCATCCGTCAGGCTGACTCGACGATGATGGCCGACTATGGCATCCGTATCGGGAAGCAGGATAAGGCCTGGCTCGTGAAACAGGATCAGGACACACGCAGCGCTTCAACGGTTCGTTTCATCATGCGAAAAGACAGCATCGTACATGATTCCATCCCGCAGTATGTGCCAAAGAATGTATATGTCGAGAAGGAGGAGCCATGGTACGAGAAGGTGCTGGTTTTCCTTGGGATATGCGACGTGGCGGTTGCGCTGATTTGGGCTTATTGTAAATTATCTGAAAGAGCAAGAAAAATAAAATAAATTATGCCTGGTAATACTGAGAAATTCCGTGCCGAGATTGAGCTGAACTCACGTCAGGCTCAATCTGAGTTGAAGAAGCTGGAGGAGCAGCAGAAACGATTGAAGGAGCAGCAGAAGGCTCTTTATGCATCGTCCTCTGCTAAAAACCATCAGCTGGCCGCTGACATGCAGAAGGACATTGATAGCGTTTCCTCGAAGATTAGGGAGCAGAAGAAGTATATCAATGGGCTTTCGACGTCAGTCAAAGACCTCTCGCAGGCGAGTTATAAAGAGCTCGCCCAAACGGTGCGTGCGCTCAACAAAGAGCTGCGCTCTGGCAACGTGGCACGGAACTCAAAGGAATACAAGGCACTTGCCGACCGTGTCAAGGCCTGCCGCACCGAGATGCAGAGAATGAACGAGGCTACAAGGGAGCAGCCAAGTGCCTTCGGCAAGATCGCTGATAAGCTCAACCGCTACCAGACGGCACTCGCGGGTGTGGCGGCAAGTATCGCTGGCATCACTATGACCATCCGAAACTCGGTGCAGGACTATGCCGAGATGGACGAACAAATGGTGGACGTGCAGAAATACACGGGTATGGCGAAAGACCAGGTGGTGGCTCTCAACGAGGAGTTCAAGAAGATGAACACGCGCACTGGACGGGACCAGCTGAACCAGCTGGCAGGTGCCGCCGGCCGGCTAGGTATCGGCTCGCAGAAAGGGGCAAAAGACTTTGTCGACGCAGCCGACAAGATCAATGTAGCCCTCGGCGATGACCTCGGTGACGATGCCGTGGCTCAGATAGGTAAGATGGCCATGGCCTTTGGCGAGGATGACAAACACGGGCTGAACAAGGCTATGCTGATGACAGGCTCGTGCATCAACGAGCTGTCGCAGTCGTCGTCAGCCAGTGGCGGTTATCTCGTGGAGTTCGCTGCCCGTATGGCGGGCGTGGCCAAACAGGCAGGGATGACAATACCACAGATTATGAGCTTCGGTTCCGTCCTTGACCAGAACATGCAGGAAGTGGAGGTGTCGGCCACTTCGCTCAACCAGCTGATTACGGCCATGTTCAAGGAGCCGGCAAAATTCGCACAGCTCGCAGGCGTGGACGTGAAGAAGTTCACGACCATGCTGAAGACCGATGCCAACCAAGCCCTGCTCCAGTTCTTTGCCACGATGAAGGGGAAGGGCGGATTTGATAAGCTCGCTCCTATGTTCGACGAGATGGGACTTAGCGGAAGCCGTGCCGTGCAGGTGTTGTCGGTATTGGCCAATAAGCTCGGTGACGTGGTGACCGCAGAGAACACGGCAAATGCGGCATACGCATCCGGGAAGTCGGTGATGGATGAGTTTAACCGTGCCAACGAGAGCGCACAGGCACAGCTGGACAAGGCAAAGAAACACTTCAAGGACCTGAGCATAGAGCTCGGCGAGCAGCTCATGCCAGTGGTGAAATATACCATCACGGGGGCATCGGCACTTGTGCACGCCCTCGCTGTCATTGTACCATGGTTGAAAAATAACATCGGACTGATTGCCAAACTGGCCATCGTCATAGGCTCATATTCCGTGGCCACGAAGATTGCGGCCAACTGGACGAAGATCATGACCGTATGGCAGGCACGCAAGACCATCCTCGACAAGGCGGAGGTGGCATGGAACAAGGCAAAGACCGTGGCCATCGCACTCTATACGCTGGCCGTAGGCGCCCTGCAGAAGGACACTGTGGCGCTGACAGTGGCACAGACAGAGCTCAATGCCGTGACAAAGGCCAACCCATGGGGATTGTTGGCCTCGGTACTTGCAACGGTAGCCGTCGGCATCGTTAGCCTGATTGGATATTTCAGCAACCTGAGCAAAGAGGAGAAAGCAGCTGCCAATGCTGCCAATCTGTATAATCAGAAAAAGCAGATAATGTCGGAAATCGACAAACAGGCAAATGAAGACACAGCAGAGCAGATAACAAAGCTGAAGCAATTGGAGCGCATCGTCGAGGACAACAACCTGAAGCTGGAAGACCGGCAAAAGGCGCTCACTCAGTTGAAGAAGATGGTGCCATCGTACCATGGTACGCTGACACGAGAAGGCAAGCTCATCAACAACAATGTGTCCGCGCTGCAAGCCTATTGCAACAACCTCATAGCAGCAGCAAGGGCACAGGCTGCCTTTAACAAGATAGTAACCTTGCAGAGCAGTACGCTGAACCATCAGACGATGTTAAAGGCTCGCCAAGGCAATATGCAGTTCTATCAGCAGCAGATGGCTGCCAACGGTTTCAATGATGAGACCGACCAGATCATGGGTTCTACATTCCGAGGACAATATTGGATCAGACGACAAAACAAGAATGGCACTATCTCGGACGTGGAGATCACCAAGAAGCAATACGAGCAGATTAAGCAGGCGCAGGAGATGGTGGCTTGGAACAAGACACGTATCAACCAGGAGCAGACAATCATAAAAAATAATGAGACGATCTCCAAAGAGTTGGAAAAGCAGGTAAGAAAGAATTCTAATCTGCTGGACTCTCCGGGGAAGACAGATATCAAGGAGCCCAAGGGTGGGACATCGACATATACAGACCCAAAGAAGACAAAAGCAGCCGCAAGAGCAGCTGCCAAAGCTGAGCGTGAGCAGCGGCAAAGACAGCGTGCCGCTGAGAAGGAACGCAAGGAGGCCTTAAAGAAAGAAGTTGATGAGGTCAAGGCGAACTACTCCGAACAGCTCGCTATCGCCATGACAGCCTACTCGAAAGGTGACATCGCTTACTCTGACTATATCAAGACAAGGCATGATGCTGCTGTCGCCTACTACGACAAGCTGAAAGTGATATATGGAGCAAACTCAGATGATTACAAGAAACTGCTCGATGGGCGTGCCAAAGCTGATCAGGATTATCAGGAACAGCTCAATGATATCCAACGTCAGGACATGGAGCTCGACCATCTAAGGCGGGAGGAATCTTTTCGCAAGCAATATTACGACAAGACAAATGCCATGGCCTATCAGAACGAGCGTCTGCTGGATGAGAACCTCTTCCAGGAGAAGATACGGTACATCCAACAGCAGCAGTCGCTCTATAGCGCGGGGTCGAAAGAATGGCACGGGCTGGAACTGCAGCGCACGAAGGAAGAGGCTGAGCACAGGATGCAGTTGCAGGAAGACTTTGAGAAACGGCTGCTGGAATACCGCAAGGAGATGGGAAAGACTAACCTCGCCGAGCAGGAAATCCTCGAGAAGGAAGGTATCACGCGGATGTTTGGTGTGCTGAAAGAGACCGGGCAGATGACACAAGAGGAATATGATGCCATAATGGAGCACATTAAGAATAAATATAAGGATCTGCGCGCCGAGCAGAACTCTGACAAGTTTCTGCGCCAGCAAGGTGCCGACGCGCTGCAAAAAGCCAAGGTTAGGGCTAACGTCGACGATGACAATAGCATATACAACAATGATAATCCGGCTATCTCCACATTCGCAGCTTTCGACGCCGTAAAACAGCAGCAGACAGTAAATGAGAAGCTGACGGAGCTCTATAATAACGATGAGATTACTTTCGCGCAGTATCAGGAAGCAAAAAAGCAGCTCAGTCAGGAAACGGCGGATAAGATGATCGCCGCCGCACAGGCAGCCTTTAGTGGCATCAGCAATCTCATGGGCACGGCATCGTCCTACGCTCAGGCGTGCAGCGACTTGGAGACGGCAAAGATCTCGGCCAACTATCAAAAGCAGATAGACGCGGCGGGGAACAACTCGAAGAAAAAGGAACGCCTCGAAAAGAAGCGGGATAAGGAGCTGGCCAAGGTCAAGACGAAAGCCAACAAGAAAGCCATGAAGATAGAGATAGCCCAGGCGTTCGCCTCCACGGCTCTCGCTGCCATCAATGCCTATGCGTCAGGTTCTAAGATAAACGTGTGGCTCGGACCCGTAGCAGCTGCCATGGCCACCGCTTCCGGCATGATGCAGATCGCCACCATCAAGAAACAGCACCAGGCAGAGGAAGCCGGCTATTATGTCGGCGGATTCACAGGCGGCAAGGACTACCATAAGAAGGCCGGCGTCGTGCATGAAGGTGAGTTCGTGGCTAACCACGAGGCGGTGAACAACACCAAACTCCGTCCTGTCTTCTCGCTCATCGACGAAGCGCAGAAAAATAATCGCGTTGCGTCATTAACAGCAGATGATGTGACTCGTTCGTTGGGCAATGGGGGCAGCGCTGCCATCGCATATGCTCCGCAGGTCAACGTCACGACTGATAACAGCGACATCGCAGGGACGCTACAAAAGGCAAACGAGACCCTCGAAAAACTCGGGGCTGCCATCGATGACGGCATTGACGTGTCTATGGAGAAGTTCAAAAAGGCAGAAAGGCATTGGAACACTCTGCAAAATAATAAATAATGTTGTGTACGCCGTTGCTCTGCAACGGCATAACTCAAAGGACTATGGTTATATGTATTATTGACGGTAAGAAGGCTTATCCTCTTACCAACCAAAAAATAAAAGTGACGATGGAAAATCAGTATGTGAAGGAATCAGGCTCCTACACATACGACATTTCTTTTCCTCTCGCCGTTCCGGCCAACCGTGAAGTATTCGGCAATGTTCAGCGGCTCGATGTCCGCAAGGCAATTAAAGACTTTGAAGAATGCCGCCTTTATGTCGGAAATAGACTCGTTATCGAAGGCAAAGGCACAGTCAATGCTATAACACCAGAGACGGTAAAAATACAGATAATAAGTGGCAAAAGCAGGGTAAAGTATAACTCAAAGTTCAACAAACACTACATTGATAAGATAACAGTCTTCGATGAAAACTTCACAGAGTGGAACGAGCAGCACCTTGCATATCTGAAATGGACAAACGGCTATCGCTCATGGTCTGACAACTACGACCATGGAGCTTTGCTGTTTGATCCGTCAACGACTTCTTTCCTTGGCAAGGAAGGAAAGTTCTCGTACAACCCTATATTAAATACTGAAGACAACATCAATAGCAATTCCATTCTTCTATTCAAACAGAAGGATGGGACACTCAGGCATGTCATCATTGATTTGGCAGTGCAACCGTGGCTTATGTACACTTTGCAAATGGTACTCAAAGCCGAAGGTTACACTCTCGCAAGAAACGACTTCGACGTTTATCCATGGAACAGATTGGTTATTGCTTCAGTCGATAAGTTAATGACCGGTGGTACTGTAGGAAGACTTGATGGGGGAGATAGAGTAATCAAATATAGGGCTAACTACATTCTACCGCACATGACCGTATACGATTTCTTGGAGAATATCAGGAAAATGTTAGGTGGAACATTTATCTTTGATGAATCAGCAAAGAAAGTATCACTTATCAACCAGGCTGACATCACAGGCAAAACAACTGTCAGCTATGAAGCCGAGGACGATTTTACATTAGAGCACGAAGATGATGGCCTCAAATCTGTCGAAACATCCAATGTCAAATACAACATTGAGGAAAATTCTGAAAGAGACTGGAAAGATGTAATGTCGGATGAAGTGCTTGAAAATTTCGAGATAAAGCAGTACGCAAACCTCACAGAGATGAATAAAGCAGTCGCTGAAATGCCAAACAGTCAGAGGTATTATACCATCTTCAATGTCAATGGCGACTGGTATATATATAAAGGCACGACCAGAGAAGTTGAAAGCAGTAGCAGTAGTGGGAAATTTGGTGGTTCAAGGTCGGGGAGCGGTGTTAGTGATGATAGCCGAATAGCAGTTGGCTATTTCAATCCTATCATCAGAAACCAGGATAGTGATGATTATGAAGAAATAAACATCATCCCTGCTGCAATTAGCCTACAAGATAGATCAACGGTTGAGAAATCTACTTCAGAGAGTTACTATAACAAGCACATAAACAACTCTGTCAAAGACGCAATCAAAAACTGGTTGATACCTTCGATGGAAGCTGAAGAGACGACATTCGATGATAAAGATACTGTATATGAAGCAATGACTGAAGGCAACGGAGATTCAACCTCTGATGGAAGTGACTCATCAGACGCAACACTACAAGTATTCTTCCAGAGTAAGTACCTGATAGATGTTACCAACAATAAGATTGTTGCTCCAGGACCTCTACAAGCTGGCGTGGCATACATGCCACTAGTTTATACAGACTATCGTCAGCTTGACATCTTTACAAAAGATGCCTCATTCAAAGAAACAATGTCACTGTCATTCAAGTCTCTCGGCTTGACTGACAGGGTCAACACAACACCGATAGACTCTCATAATGAGATTACTATCAATTTCCTGACCGACGAAATCCCAGACCCGACAAAGATATACATGTTCCACAACAAGAAATACATCTGTAGCAAGATAGAGATGAATGTGAGGGACGATGGAATCGACAGGGAGAAAACTGGGTATTTCTATGAGAAATAATTCAGGCTTTAGTACTACTCTGTTTATGTATTATTTGGGGGAGCGGTGAGTGATCATAGCTCCCCTTTAAAGTGCTTGGTCTCATCATGAGCCATACGCGAGTTCTTAAGATATCTATTCGTGACACTGATATCGCTGTGCCTTGCTTGATCACGCGCCATCACGATGCCCTCAGCATTGGCCAGGTCGCGGATGCCGGAATCCTTCAACGAGTAGAACTGGTATGACATTGGCCAGCCTAAAGCTTTACGAACTTTCGACCACTCATATCTGTATTGATTGATGTAGGACTGATCCGGGCCAGGAGTAAGGTCACGCGAGATAAGATAGTGTTGTGATGGATGTACAAAAACCTTTTGTTCCAGCATGAGTTTTAGAACATGGTCATTGAGGGCAACATACTGCCCCTTCCGGTTCTTAGAGAACTCGGGGTGTACAAACACCGTCTGATCTTTAATGCTAATGTCACCGATCTTCACATAGCGCAATTCATCCGGACGGATAAAACAGTAATACTCCATCATACAGGCCAGATAGAAAGCAGGATTATGCTTCAGGCAATAATCACGCAACCGGCGAAGTTCCTTCTGTGGGATAGGGTCACGCTTCTTGTCATCTTCCTTCAACATGTGTATTTCTTCGACAAAATTATTTTCAATATACTGCCTGTCCTTTAGCCATGTGGCGACTGTGGACAGCCAAGTGCGGTAGTTGTTGCGCGTCTTGGCAGACACGTCCTTGTCGAGAATGAGGTAGTCGAGGAAGTCGATCACGAAAGCTTTGTCAAACTGATAGACGAACTGGATTTTCACATCCGCCTCTTTGAGATATATCCGAAGCTGCTTGAGCCGGCTACGATAGTCAACGGCCGTCTTATGCTTAAGTATCATTTTCTCTTCAGCAGAGAAGGTATAGTCCTCATATTTTTGTAAGACATCAGAGAAAGAAGCCTGTGGCCGAGTAATGATAGTGGAGGCAAAAGGATTCCAGCCTTTTTTAAGCTTTTCAACAAGATTACTGATGAGAATAGCTGCCATCGTGTCACGTTCACGCTTGGACGTAAACCTTCCAAGCATGTACTTTTTTCTACGCATAGAATCGCTGAGAGAATCGTAGAAAAAGAAGTCTACATAAGATACCTTCCCCTTATGCAGCTTCGGAAAGGTAAAACCGAGAATCTTATTATTAGATAAAAGTTCTTTTTTTATGGAGCACATTTTTTTAACATTGTCTGCACAGATGCAGCCAATGCCATCCATATTACTGTCCCATTTTTGTCCCGCTACTAACGGCAATGCCCGTAAGTCCTTTGATAATAAGACTTTACGGGCATTTTAGTTGCGGAGGCAGGA